ATCTGACTCTATGCCAAGCGCCAATCCCTCTCCCGATAATGTCGAAGAACCCAAGCACTGATCAATTAACAAATCTAAGTATTGCTATAAGACAAAATGGAATATTCTGGATTCAATGTGCCGAGAAGGTTTCTATATTTATTGAAGAGGCTAATCAGTGTATTGACTAGCCGCCACAATATTTTTCGTACTCCTTTTTAAATGCTTTAAGTTTTCTATTCTTTTTCTTTCGTTCTCTGTCTTTACGTCGATGCATTTAACCATCCCTCATCATTACGCTTAACCGCTTAGCACGCTTACCTACTTGGCTGGCCCACAATGAATCCAGCATTTCAATCGAAGCATGGTCGAATTGCTGGCAGTTAATATATCGAATAGTTTTCTTAAACTTCTTAAATCTAGGCAATCCAATATTAAAGATAATGTTAACTATCACCCTTTGTCGCTTAGGTGTTAAATCCTCAAACCATGGGAATTTTTCAGCATCCTTTATAGAGCCTCGCATATCGTTTTTGAGCAGGTATCTTGATTCCTCTCTACTTATGCCTCTATCCTCTAAATTGCGCCCTACTCCAATTGTAAGCTTATCAGCGGTGCATTTATAAGGCTTAAGCTTCTCGCCTTCATCGCGCGTTAATTCTGTTGCTAATATATCTATATTCTTCGCTTTCATTTACTAACCCTCTTTAAAAAAACAGTTTGTGTGTGTTCATTACTTGTTTTCTTCGGCAGCCTTTTCCAAAAACAAATTCATGGCGTTAACTAGGTTTTCGGGTAGCTTATCAACACCTTCAATATCACTAGCAGCCTTAGCGCCATTAACAGCTAACGATCCACCGATAATGTATTTAAGCTCTTCTCCTGATGGGTACGCCAAAATAATAACCACGAATAATGCCGTAGTTTTTATCGGCATTTGTGCCCAAGTTGATTTGATCATTCCTCTATAATTTTTCCATTTATCTTTATTGTGGTCAGATACATCTATCCTTTCTAGCGCGCCAAAAATTACAAACAATAAAAAGCATCCGGTCGCAATACAGATGATCACAGTTGCCAATTCAAGTACGTTTCCTAAGATTAAATATATCCAAATTAAAAACGCTTCATTCATAATTTACCCCTTAATTGACATTTAGTTTCACCCATAAAGCCCTCATTTAAGAAGGCTAAAGGGGCGTTGGGAGGACGCTAAGTCGTTGATTTAAAAGGGAATATCGTCGTCAAAGTCATCAAAGTTATTAGCCACATGCTCAACCTTAGAGCCTAAACTGTATTTTGACGCTGCTTGGTTATCCATCGCAGGATTGTAGTTTGATTGTGGTTGGCCTTGCTGGCCTTGCTGGCCTTGCTGGCCATTCTGATTTGGCTGCCAATCGTCAATTTGCATTGAGTGAGTATGCCCCCATTCGCTTACCGATTTACGTTCATTACAGTTAATGTTTACATAACCTTTTTCGTTAAGGTGGTTTGTTAAAGTTACTAAATCCGCGCGACTAAAAGAAAGTTTAAGCAGCTTTCCATATTGCGTGTCGATTTGCTTGCCGTTGCCTACATATACCTTGCCCATAAACTTATTACCTTAATTAATATTTAATTGACACGTTTTTGATCTTACCGTTGCTTATAGCCAAAACTATCTCTTTAGCCTTTTCTTCATCGATACCCAAACCGATTAAATCGTTTTTAGTTTCGCCTCTAATCTTACCAATATGCTTTTTATTAGCTTCGCGCTTAGCTAGTTCTTCAGCTTCTTTTTTCTTGATAGCTTCTTGCCTGTTAATCTCAGCCTGTTTAGCAGCCTTTGCCGCCTCTTCCGCTCTAACCTTGGCCGCTTTCTCAGCTTCGATAGCTGCTAGCTTAGCTTGCTTTTCAGACTCAACACGTGCTTTCTCCGACTCTTCAGCTTTTAGTTTTGCCAACTCTTCAGCTTGTTTTGCCTCTTCTTTAGCTTTGATTGCCTTGGCCGCTTCCTCCTCTGCTTCTTTCTTAGCTTCTGATGCTATACGTTCATCGTGCTCTTTTTGCTCTCGCTCGGCTTGCTCTTTCTTAAGTTTCTCGAACTCAATAGCGTCACTTTCTTCCTTTTCCTTTTTAACTAATAAAAAATTAAGGCTTTCAAGTGACTCTTTTTTAGCTTTAATTGCTATATCTGAATACTCATCGAAACAAATGCACTTTTCATTTTGTAAAGAATCAATAGCTTTTTTAACATCGACGCTTGTTAATAAAGATACCGATTCTGTGATATTTTGAATTGCTTCGATCCTCTCTCTAAGTTCAGATTTTCTATTTTCTTCACGCTCCTTTTTGAGTTTATCAAGTTCTTTATATGCGTTTTTGTGCGGAAGCTGAAGTATTTCTATTCGTTTAACTAAATCCTTTGCTTGTAAATCTACCTGCTTTCCGCCGTTTAAGTAAAAAGCCTTTTCTCTCTTTCTGTCTTTTTCGATAGCTGTTAATAGCTTTCCAGCGTCTAGCGATACTCTCTTTGATTTCTCGTACCCCTCGCTTGTAGTAACGTCAGGTATGAAATCAGCGTATTCCTTAATCGTGTCGATTCTGCTTTCATACTCATCAAAAACAATTATATTTGCTTCGGTCATCGTATTACCCCTATTGGTTTATGTAATTAGTTTCGTTAATTGTTTGTCTTATATCACTAACTAGCTTTTTAAATTCTGCTATTCGGAAATCGATCTTTTTAAATTCTTCGGATAGTTCTTCTTTTCTTATGCGCCATACAAAAAGTTTCTTTCCTATCGGAAACTCTTGACAGTAGCTAATAAAGTCTAGCCAATCACGGCTCGTGAACTTCAGATTGCCGATACACTGCCACTTATAAGCGGGGTCTAAACCCCCGCGCTTAATGTTTGCATAGTGAATATTTGCTATCACCGATTTAATTTCAATAACTCCGCTATCTGACACAAGGCCATCTGGCGAACACCCGACAAAATCAGAGCTAAAAAACCCGCCGTTAGTCACATCACAAAAAGTCTCGTTTTCGTAAAGCATTCTAGCTAGCGGCTCCTGTTGGTGGCCTCTATCCATGTGTTCATTGGAAAAACTATTGCTTAGCACTTCAGCGCCTAATTGCTGGGCCGCTATGGTCGCTGCTAGCTTCTTTGCAGGTTCGCCAAAGGCTTTGCCATAGTTCGCCATAATCTTTCCTAGATTAGAGCTGGTGAGCTTACCGCCTCGCATATCAAACCAGAGGTCCGAATTTTGTTCTATATCGTGAAACTCAAACATTAGCACACTCTTTAGCTATTTGAATTTGGTTCTCTTCGGATATATCAGCCCGTTTAAGTACTGCGTTAAAATTTCCATCTCTCTTGTAAGCTTTTTTAGCGTTATCCCACATGACCGTGTTTTCTGGTGTTACCTCTGACCTTTTAATAACTGGAGGGTTTGGGTTAATTCTCACGCCCCCTGTCACCTCGCCGCCAAAAGATGCGGTAGGGTCGATATATAATTGAATAGTCAGGTTAGCCCAATGCTCTAGGAATGGCGTACCCCCTGCTAGCTTCTTCACAATTTTAGAGTTTCCAGCATTCAGCACTAAAGGTTTAATAGGCTCATTAAAATATGCTATATTGTGATCGCCTTTCCTTCCTGCTACTTTTGCGCCTATCTCCTGTTTTACTTGCTTAATGGTAAATATCAAAGAGCTACCTTGCTCGGTTAAGTCTTCTAAATCAGCAACGCCCAAATGATCAGACTTAAATACTTTTCTATAGTGCGTTTTGTTTTGTTCCGTCATTGCTAGCCCTCCTTAATTTCTTTAGCTTTTAAGCTAATAAGATCGGTAAAGTAGTCGTTCGTTTTCCCAATGATTATGTCGATAGCGTTATCAATCGCCTCGTCAACAAAGCTACCAGCCAGCCAAGTTATAGCGTCCTCAAAACTATCGCGCTTAACCATATCTTGAAAATCGCTAATAACACTTTCCTCAATCTCATCCAAATCGATGTCTTTTTGGCTAAGCTCTTGTGAGTCTAGATATTCGTTTAACTGATTGTTTCGTGCGTTCTCTAAAGCTTTTTCGTTGTCCATCTTGTACCCCTTATTTATTTTCTCAATGAAGTTAATACTACACTAAATCGCACTGAGTGCAATAAAAGAATTGATATAATCCTAAATTAGTTTAATATTACCTCAATAACTAGAAGGGAGTAAAATAGGTGAATAAGAAATACGCGCTTGCCTTGCTTGATTGCAATAACCAAGAGTTAGCTCAGATGCTAAATATCACGCCATCATACTTGAGCCGGTTTGATGAGCTAAACGAGTTTTATACTAGTATCGTTGAGGGTAAGGCCGCTATTAAAGAGGCTTACTTTTATAAGGCTATGGCTGAATCGCTAGAGGCTGATATTAAGAAGCATTTAAAAACGATCGATCGAGTGTCTAGGGCGCTTGATAATTAAGGGGTAAGTAATGAGTAGACAGATAAAGTTTAGAGCTTGGGATAAAACGCTATTTAAAATGTTTGAGCCTAGAACGCTTAGAGATATAGCTAAAGAATCTCCTAATAATGGAGTTAACTGGTATCAATTTGAAATGATGCAGTTCACCGGCCTAACCGATAAGAACGGCAAGGATATTTACGAGGGTGATATTGTTAATTCACAAGAGGCTTACCAGTCACACTTCATCATTGAGTGGGGGAATTCTGGATGGGTGCTTTTTGATGGTAATGACGGAGTATTGCACGATGAACATGACGAGTTTATTGAGAATGTAGAAGTAATCGGTAATATTTACGAACACGGCCACTTGCTTAAAGGTTAATGATATGAAAGCAGTATTTAAGAAAACAGAGACCGGCATATTACCATTCTGTAACGACTCGCTAGCCTTGTTTGATAAGGTTCCTGATGACTCTATGGTCATGGTGGAATACAAAAAGAAGCGAAACTATGAAAACCATAAGCGATTTTTTGCATTTCTGGATATTGCTTTCGATCTACAGGAATTCTACGAGGAAAAAGAGCATTTAAGAAAAGCTTTGCAGATGATAGCGGGGCATTATGAGGTCTTAATAATTATAGGTAAGGATGGCGAGCCAAGCACCCATTATACACCGAAAAGTATAGATTTTTCTGCAATGGATGAAATTGAGTTTCGAGATATGTTTGGCCGATGTATAACGGGGTTTATTAATCGCTATGGTAATGGTATTACAGAGGAAGAACTTTTAAGGGTGATAGATTTCGACTAGGAGAAACCATGTTTAAAAAACCAGTGACAACGTATCAGAGAGAACTTAGAAGAAGATGCTTAGTTTTTTTCTCTATAATCTTTATGACGTTCTTAACTCTTTTTGTATTTTTAATAATAGGTATGGGTTTATGATGTACTTAAAAAGCGCTAAAATAACCGAATAGTTGCATCTTACAAGATATTTCTAGCTGTAGGCGTAGTTGTATCGATTGCATGGGTTATATGGGGGTAGGGATGAAAAGAGCTTTAATTATTAAAAAGAAGTATTTAGATAGGATACTTGATAACGGCAAAGTATGGGAAATGCGAAGCTCAAAGACAAAAATTACAGGGAGAATAGGTTTAATTGAATCAGGGTCAGGTTTAATAGTCGGTGAAGTTGATTTGATAGGCTGTGGTAATGCTCTTAATGAGTGCGCAGCCCTATTAACTGCTGACTCACATCAAGTGGACGATATATCTCTTATTGAAAAGTGGAAATATCCATGGCTATTAGAAAATGCCAAAAGATACGATAAACCAATACCTTATAAGCACCCTAAAGGCGCGGTGATTTGGGTTAAGATATGATAAAAGCCAAACCTAAAAAGTGTAAAATCTGCAAGTCTGAATTCATGCCTAGCAACTCAATGATAAAGCACTGTAGCCCTGAATGCGGCTATAAGATTCATACAGCTAATCAAGATAAGAAGCATAAGAAAGAAAAGATAGCTTTTAGGCTGGATGATAAGAAAATTTCGCAGTGGATAGCAGAGGCTCAAGTATCAGTAAACACTTATGTTCGTTTACGTGATGCTGGTAAGCCCTGTATTTGCTGTGGTCGAGTTTATCCTGATGATTCGGGCGAATGGGATGCGGGGCATTACCGATCGCGCGGTGCCTCTCCTAACCTTAGATTTAACCTGCATAATATTCACCGGCAGGCCAAGCATTGTAATAGATACTTAGGCGGCAATTATTCAGAGTATAGAATAGGTTTAGTTAAGCGTATTGGTATCGATAAAGTAGAAGCTATCGAAGTTAATAATGGTTATAAAAAGTTCGATAGGCATTACTGCGAAAGAGTTAAGCGTATATTCAACAAAAAAACACGTATGAAAAAGAAAAGGCTTGGTTTATAATAATCGTCTATAAAAAAAATTATAAAAAACTCGTATTTTCCGCTAAATCTTATAACCCCTTGATCTAGCGGTTTTTTCCTTTATGCCTTCTAGCAATCTTGCCCCTAATAGCTTGCAGCTCTAATTGAGCACAACTCGGCATGTTACATTTTACAAAGTATCTGTATTTCTTAATCGACCAACTAACGCTTTTCTTATCCATTTGCCCAGCCCCTTAAGTTGTTATACTTAAAGACTAGGTCACTATTCGCACATTGCAAGCTATTTTGTATTCGATTTCGTTTATATCCATTACACTAAATCCCCTAACCGCTCATCATTAACATCATCATTGATATAAGAATACTTAACATAATTCTTACCCTTTACCTTAACCGACCGTATCTTGTCGCTCTCACGCATACGCCGCTCTAGGTTTGATACTTTGAACCACTTGCCGCCTCTGCTCTTTATTTCATCCCGCATAGACTCAGAATCTATATTGTACCCGCTCATTTCTTTCGATATTTCTTCGCACCATTGAATAGCGCTTTTTTGTTGTTGTTCTTTGGTGTGCATAACCTACCCCTTATCTATCTAAACTTTTTAATATCGCGTCTGTTTCGGCTTAACTGGTCTTAGGTATGTTTCCCAAGTAATTAAACCGGCCACTAATAATTTCTTTCTTGCTTCTTTATGGGCAATAATTGCCTTTGCTCTATCCATTGAATCCGCCCCTTGATTGCTTTTTATTTTCGTGTGGCTGGTAGGTAAATCCTTTCATATCAAAGAATTTACTTCTTGATAAATCAGCTCCTAAAAATTCCTTACCTATCTCACCATTTCTAAACTTGCTTACAAGTATTTCAACCACGCCCTTATTCAGCGGGTCGTCTTCGTAATAGACTTCATCTCGATAAACAAACATAATAATATCCGCATCCTGTTCAATTTCCCCCGAGTCTCTTAAATCGCTCATCATTGGGCGCTTATCTGGCCTCTCTTCGACCTTTCGGCTTAATTGGCTTAGAAGTATTATTGGAATTTCCAGCTCCTTAGCTAAAGCCTTAAGCCCCCTTGTAATTGATCCTACTTGCTCAGTTCTGTTATTGCCGACGCCATCGAGTAGTTGAAGGTAATCAATAACCATCAAATCCAAACCATCACGCATCTTTTTCTTTTTAGCTACAATACTGATCTGCTGTACTGTTCGTGAACTTTCATCAATAAATAACTTCTTGCTTTGAAATCTATTTATCCCGTTAGTAAGTAGCGGCCATTCGCTTTCGTCTAGCGTTCCGGTCTTAATACTTTTAAGGGGTACATTCGATATATGCGACACACTTTTATCAATTAATTCTGTCGAACTCATTTCGCGACTAAAGAATAAAACCGTTTTGTCGTTCATTGCTGCTTTATCGCTAATATTTAAAGCGAAGGTAGTTTTACCCATAGCAGGGCGACCAGCAACAATTACCAAATTACCCGGCTTCAATCCGTTAATTCTCTCGTCTAACTTCTCAAATCCTGTAGCTTGTCCGTCCATTCCTTTTAAGTCTTGCCTGCGGTCAAGCTCGTTAATAAAATCGCTTAGGTTTGTCTTTAGGTCAACTAAGCCTTTCTGCTCGGGTTCTTGTAATTCAGAAAGAGTATTTAATACTTTTTCCATTTTGTCTGGATAGCTACCGTATTCACCCGCCATTGTAGCTAATCCTGTTAGCGTGGTGACGAGTTTAGCCCCTTGGCTATCTCTTTGTATTGCCTTGTAGTAATTTTCTACCCCAGCCGCACTAACGAAGCTAGCAATAATACTTAAAGTATGCTTGAAAAGACGCTGATTTGTTGGATAGGTCTTGCTGAGATAATCTAAAAAAGTAGCGTTATCAATAAAATCGCCGTGCTCTTTCATATCCAATATGGCTTGGAATAATTCGCGGTTATCTAGCCCCATAAAATCGTTAGCGATTAAATCGTAGTCGTCTAACAATTTTGAGTTGTCTAAGATGATTCCTATAAAACACTGTTCAGCTTCGTTGCTCATGCGTAACCGCCTTCGATATTTTTCACGTATTTATTAAAGTTCATTAAAGCGTCAAAGTCTGCTATCCAATCAAAATCTTTTGAAGCTTTGCCACCATTCAAACCGGCTTGATTTGATGAATATTCAAAATACCTTTGCCAATATCCGATATTATTAGTGCTGGCTTTACCTTCTGGCTGATAAGGTTTGTGATTCCATAATTTGCTTATAGCCTTTTTACGCTTAGGCGATACAGTTTGACATTTAGATGAATTATTGACCTTGCTGTAAAAGAATTCATTATAAGCATCAGCGATAAGCTGATAAGGGATTTTTTCTTTAGTTACTGGTTCTTGGTTATTGGTTATTGGTTCTTGGTTAGCTTTCAATCCGCTTTCTTCTGGGTTAGCCGTGGGTTTAGTATCGGTTCCTATAGTTAACCCACTGGGTTTATCTTGGGTTTCTTTAGACTTCTTGGGACGACCGCCTAACTTACCGTTAGCCCTTGCTGTATCTGCCTTAGAGTGATAAATAGCTATCTCTCTATCAATTCTCTTTTTGGTGAACCCGTTGTCGGTAGATGTGAAGAATTCGCTTAGTATTTGGCTTATAGCTTCGATTTCTTGCTCAGAATTTGCTATAATCTTACGGCTAACTAGATTTATATCGTTAGAAATTGGCTGCTCAGTATCGTAATACATATCGATTAAATCACGATATATTGAGCGCTCTAATCTGGTTAGATGCCTAGTGGAATTATTAAAGTCGGATATATTAAAACTGTAGTAGTGCATATAGAAACCTTGTTTATGTAAGCCTTGTTATTTGAAAGTAGGGCGGTGCTAAACAAGGAAAGCAGAATCAGGGATCAGTCCGATTCGTTTACCGCCAACGCGTATTGTACTGCTATTTAACCCCCTTACGCAATGATTTTCTGTTATAATTAATCTTCATCATCGTCTTCTTCAATTAGTACCCATTCACCATTTTTTAATTGCTCTCTGATAAACATATTTGAATAATCACCCATTAACTTAGCTTGATCCTGAATAAAAATTAGTAGCATTGACATTCCAAAAGCCGCGCCTTCCATTTCTTCTTGAGTATCAAACCATAAAGTCTGAACTAAATCCTTAATTTCTAACGCTGGGTAAACTGTTAATTTAAATTGATAATCATATTTAATTTCCATCATGTCGGGATTCTTTACCCCAGTCGCAGATTTAAACGTCATTTCCCTACCCCTCTTTAGCCTTATTAACTTCACGTTGCGCGATACCATCAACAACCTCTACCGCGTAATCCACCGGAATCGCCACAACTTGTCCGGTACTGCATAAAGCCAGCTCGTAATAAACAATTTTTGGCTCGTTATCCATCATGATTCCCCTTTTAAAAGTGAAGCTATAAACTCATTCCTAGATACAGCCTTGGCACGCTCTAGCGCTAACTCAATTCGTAGCTCGCTAGCCTCATCCTTAAGCCTAATTAATTCCTGCTCTACATCCACTGCATTACTCATAACCTTTGAATTATCTTTCTCCAATGCTTCCAGTAGTGAGCCTGCGTTTACTTCGGCTAGACTGGAAACGAGTGTGTCGACTGAAACATCATCTTGCTCTAATAATCTATCCATTATTACGGGGTTTGAAAGTATCCCCTGCATAGCTAACCCTGCAAAATGCGCGCGCGCGGTTAATCCTACAGTCTCTTGTTTATGACTAATTGGTCGCCATTTTTGTATTGGAATTTCAGGCATATCTCTGTTATCCATCATGATTCCCCTTTGATTGATTCAAGTTTTTTTAAAACTTCGCAACTTTTTACAATTTTGTGATCCATATCACCGGATTTACTCATAAATTCAGCCCTAGCATCTAGTGCAGCTTGCAATTTTTTTATAATTTCATCCGATTTTTTCAGCGACGACCGCAATTTTTTTATTATATCATCTCGATTCTTAAGGCCATCCTCAAAGCCTGCTTGATATGAGTTTTCCTTGATAATTTCAATTTCTTTATCGCTCATTATGATCACCATTTTTGTTATAGTCGTCAGAAACCAGTTTTACTATATAAGATGATCTACTAAACCCCCTTTTTTTGGATTGAGAATCGACCATTTTTACCTCGCTTTTAGTCATCGCTATGTTGACTTGCCTCTTCAGTTCGCCACTTTTTTTTGGCCTTCCTATTTTTTTCATAAAACCGCCTTAAAAATGTAAACTCGGCCCTTTTTTTTGAAAGATATTAAAGTTTTTATTTCAAGCTCTCTCAAATAATTTATAGCAGGTTGAAAGTCGCCCTCAAATTTAATTTTCATTTCCATCATGATTCCTCTTTAGTCTAATAATTGATTTCTTATCTGATCTACAGCGTCAAAAGCAGCGGCTTTAAGATCGGCACCTTGCGCGATGATTTCATGCTTACCTAAAAACACGTGCAAACCATACCCTTTTTCGAGCTTCACAATTTCTACAGGATCACAAGCGCTCGATATAAACTTTAAGTTTTGCTCAAAGTCAATAAGTTCTGAAAATTTCTCGATATTTATAGCCATAATCATTCCCCTTTAATTAGTTTTTTCACCCAAAAAGCCGCAATCAAGCGGCTAGTCGGGGCTTCGGGAGGAAGCAAGATTTAGAATTCTAATCGTAAGTTGATACT